GAGCCAGTGGCAGAATTAGAGGTAGCAGGTATTAAGTTTCGTGGTGGGAAGATATTCCTGGTATTGACTGCACTCACCACAGCTGGTGGTGCTTTATGGGGTGGCTTTGAATTTTACAAAGATTATCTAACAATGAAACAACAGATCCAGGAATATGTAGCACCGGATCTATCAGAATTTGATAAGAACATTGCGCTAACAAAAGAAGAAATGTCTAGCAAGACAGAGCTCTTACAGACAGAAATTGAAATGCTAATGGGTGAAATGGAAATGATGATGCAAGAAATAAGACTTGTATCAGATGTAGCAAACGAATTAAAGAATGACCTACGCCAGGACGTAAGACGTATTGAATCTATTGTTAATGATGTTGAACAACAAACTAAAGAAGATTCTAGAGACAATGCGCAAGAATTAAAAACAACTATTAAAGATATAGAAGATGATATGAAAAAACTAGAAGCTGATATAAAAGAAGCACAAGCAGAACTAGAAGAGAAAATAGATAAAAGCATAAGTATGCCTATGAGAAACCTAATTGGCCTCATCGCGGCCATAGGGATTGGGATCTTCGCCTACAGCGATTTGACTCAAAGGCTGACTCAACTTGAGACAGCAAGACAGCTAATGGAGGCCGATTTGTTAAAAAAAGCTGAGCAAACGCCTGTAAATCAGGAATTGTATATGTTGTTGGAATTTTTGGCAGGGCAGAATGAAGATATGGCAAAAGAGATACAGTCTATTGAAAGTAATAATATAAATATAGATTTTCTAAAAACACAGGTTGAAAAGTTACAAAAAGATGTTGAACAAGTAAAAGATAAGGTAAGACAAAATGGTAGTTGAGACAGTATTTGCAATGATGATGATAGTAAATGGATCCATGGATGGGTTTATGAAAACAGATGGTTTATCACATTGCCTTAAAGTTAAAAGAGAAAGTGAGCGAAACTTATCGGATAGTAGATCAAATGTTATTCGCTATGAGTGTGGTCAAGTAGTAGCAGAATTAGAGCCGGATTCAGAAGGCGTGCTTAAAATAAAAAAGATTATAGAACGTAAGTAATGGAACCAGTAACTATCGCTTATATTTGTTTCGGTACGCTTTGGATAATAGGAATTTTATCTTAGTCCACAGTGTAGGACGATAACTTCCATCATTCCATACCTCAAACCAAGGACCATTTCCTGATTTACAATAACCTACTTTTGCTGGGTATTTTTGTTTCTTTCAATTACGTTTTCGCATAGTGTCTAATTTTTTTTAACATACTATTAACCCCATTATTTCTGCCTGGTGTTAACAACGTACTAAGATTCATTTTCTCAAATTCTTTTTGATCAAACTCCCTAATATCCTGGGCCGTAGATCCACTGTACACATCCGCAATGATGTTGACCATGCCTTTCGATATAAGTGCAGCTGAATCAGCAGTAAAATATATTTTATCTTCAACGAAATGGGGGACCAACCACGTCTGAGACTGGCAGCCTCTAACCTCAAAAGATGGCACTCGATGTTGGTCATCGAACTGTCTGGAATTTTTTCCAAAATCCATAATCCACAAGAATTTATCTTGAGAGTCATCAATGTTGCTAAGTATTTGTACATATCTTTCTAACTTTCTTTTTATCATAAATTTTTTCTTACAGTGTATTTAGAATCAGGAGCTGGTACATAACCCTCTTTTAATTTTTCTTTATACAATAATCCTATGATAGAATTTTTAGTTACACCAAACATGCGTCCTACTTCAGACGCACTATGATTTTGCTTTAATCTTTTTACGTCTTGTATTTCTTTTTCTGTCCAAACTTTTCTCATTCTTACTCTCCTTCTTAAATAATTTCATCCAATCTATTCTTGGTCCAAAATAAATTGCCTTATATTTCTTTCCTAACCAATCATGATCCCAAAACCACTGTAAAACGTGTTTTACCATTAAAAACCCGGGATGAATCCTACCACCCATGTCTTTAAAGCCTGATACCGGGCAATTATGAAGGTTTTTATTTGGCTGAAAACCGTCGTTTTATCCTGTGGGTCCCAAACTTCCATTATTCTCCTTTTTCTTGTTTTTTTTCTCTTTGAATCATTTTTTCATGATAATTTTTTTCTTCTACCGCTTTTTTATTAATTTTATAATTTAAATTAAAAGATATTGATCGTCTTTCCTCATTAGGTGTTCTAAATGGATACACTGTATGGTGTAACCAGGAAGGAAATAAATATAGATCTCCAACCTTAGGAGCAAATTGAATATTATTACTACAAAAGGATTGTCCTGTTCCAGCAATGAATTGTATATCCCCTACAGCTGGGTGATGATCTTCTTTCTCACGCTCTGCTGCTAATCCTGGTGGAACTTTTAAATAAAGAACGCCAGATAGATCACCAGAGTGAACATGAAGCGGATTAAAGTCACCAGCATATTGTGATACACACCACATGCTAAGTAATTCTGTCCCTGTTATTTCTGCCATGTTAATATTGATTGAACGTTTAGGGGAATTTTTTAAATAAGATAATTGTATATTATCCCCTTTTCCTTTTAAGTGAGGATCCAACATTCTTTTCGCAAGAAGTAAAATAATATTATTAAGATTCTCTTCTGATTCTATAAATCCACCATCAATTAAAAATTCTTGTTTTACATTTCCTGCTAATTGATCTGAGTAATCATAAACTTCAGATAATTTTTTATCGGTAATAATTTTATCACAATATTCATTATAATTATCAACTACATACTGCGGTATGTGGGTAAATAACATTGTAGGACCAAAAGGTGTTAAGGTTTGGACTTTGATAATTGTGTCTTTTTCAGTCATTTCTTCTCCTTTGGAAAAGGTACTACATTTTGCACAACTATCTTGGCATTAAAGGCAATTGTTACACGGTTACGGTCTGATGTATTAAGTGCTACATCATGTAATAAATAAGAAGGAAAACAAAGTATATCCCCATCGCGTGGGTCATGTCCAATCATACTTGCGTGTGGCATGTGTTCTGAAATCATTTTATACATCTGTTCATGTGTAGCAAAACGAATAACACCAGTCTTATATCCTTGAACGTAGTAAACTCCTGATAAATCTGCATCCGCACGGTAATGAGAATGAAATATATTTGTCGTTCCTGGTTTATTTACATTTGTCCAATAATTAATTTTTGCATCCATAGGTACGTTAGGCATAAAATGATCTGTCCACGCGGCAAGAATCATACTAATAGGTTTTAGTAACTCTTGTTCACACTTGTATTTAAACCCACTACGCCAACAACCAGGATTAGTGACTGGCATTCCTTTAGAATCTTTTTTTCTTTCGTTCTCTATTTCTGTCTTTAACAGATTATTAAGATTCTCATGGTTATCATAGCGTGCATAAAATAACCGCGTATCTTGTACAGGTATTTTAGATATTACCTTCCTGTTTTCTTCATTCTCCATTTAGCTGACCTCTTCTTTCTTTTTTTCTTGCCTAACTTTCGTCGGCCTCTATGTTTACTAAGTCCTACTTTTGCCATCTGCCTCTACTGAGCATTGTGCCCCACACAAAAATACCATCTGGTATTCTTGATCAGGATTAAATTTTTTGCTGGTCCAGTATAACAGTTTTTTAAACCATTTACCACACATAGAACATTTAAATTCAGGTCCCGGTCGCACGGTGCTTTTATTATACTCCACAAAGACCTTCGCATTCATCAGAAAACTCTTCATCAAATGTTTCACCGAATAACGACGCCTGCTTTTTAGGCTCAAGAAAATTTATTTCTCGAAGTGGCTTAGCTGATTTGTGCAGAAATAGTTCCGCTTTTGTATTCTTTAATCCATGTCTAATTTTATCATCCACCTCACATGCATCTTCAAAGTCCTCTGGATAATTCTTCTGCATATTTTTCCATTGATCGTTGTGATGGTATGGACACCCAATACATGATGATTTACCAGGCATTGGATGCTTCTTAATATCACGATACCACTGAAGACAATCCATACGGGACATCTTCATTTCTATTAAAGGCCAACGTGATGTTAACCATGGAAGTCTTGCGTGTTTCATACGCATTGCTTCATCGGTAGATATACCTATCCACTGTTCTACTACTGTTCCTTTTTTTACTCTATGCCTTGGTTTTACTCCCAAGATCTCTCTAATCTTTTTCTGAATAGGGATTACTTTATAATCATGTGTACACTGACGATAAAGCATTCCAACTCTTCCACCAGGTTGCGCAGCAAATAGTGGAGGATTTGGTACGCGTCCGGCGAAAGATTTATGTTCCTCATTTGACCCTGGAATTGGGTTCGCTGCACGGATAAGATCCTCACGGATATTACCACGTTCTACAGTAATGAGTGGACAAATCGTTATAGCTTTCTTTAAATATTCAACATGCTCATACACAAAAGATGGCTCCCATCCTGTATCAGCAAAGATCATATAATCTGGTTTATGTTTTGTTAACCCTTCTTGTGCCATGAGTGCGAGACAGGAAGACTGAACCCCTGCCCCGAGTGATAAGATCCGCAAATTCGGTTCTCTCTTATTTCCTTCTTCATCAAAGTACTCTGGTTCTTTAGTTGCCGCAACTGCCGCCATATTGTTGAGCTTTTTCCTGTCAATTTTTGTAGACATTTGCTCCAAAACTTTTCTTCTTTCATATTCCATCTGCTCCGCGTTGATAGCAAAATTATTCTTTTTATTAACTGATCTTGCTTTTCCTTGGGCTCGGTACCCGGGTTTTCCGTCACTCTTAGTTGTCATTTAGTTCCCTTAATGTTCTGATGATTTTTCGCGAATAATACACGTCTTCAGCATAAATTGCAAGTGTCATTGCTAACTTTTCTAAGTCAATTTCATCGCTGAAATGCTGGTTAATTCGCTCTTCTCTAAATTCATTATAATGATGATTATAATTTAACAATTCAATATAGTAAGATATGGATTCGCACTTAGTCTCAAAGATCCTAAGCCCCCAGCTTACATTAGGTTTATTAAGTGGCTTTAGTTGATCATCTGATGGGTCAAATGTGCGGATCCCAAGGAGGTTATTACCTTCTATAGCAAACCTAGACCTACCCCATGTAGATTCATGTATAGCTTGTGCTATTACTAAATTAACAGGGACTCTTTCTTCTTCTGGATATATAGAATTGTGGTGCACTACACATGCACGTACATCTTCTACAAATTCCTTATTGTTTGTATAATCCATAACAGGATTAAAGCTTAAACAAATCATCATTGTTGCACAAATCCAGTTCATTCTTCCTCCTCCTCTTTTGGTCTATAAACATCTACATGACATTTACATTTAGGACACGATAAATTAGTGACCATGCCATAAGT